GCGAAGGAGAAGGCGGGGGAGATCTCGCCCGAGGTGGTCGCTGAGTTTGACCAGGCCTCGAAGGGCAAGAAGCTCCCCGAGCGCGTGACCAAGCGCCGAACCATCCCGGAGAAGAGGCGGTGAGAAGGCTTCTCGCGTTCTTGCTTGCGTGGTTCCTTCCTCCCCGGCTCTCTCGCCTCGAAGCGCACGCCAGCGAGATAGGGACGTTGCTGCTCCAGCAGGTGCAGGGACCGACGTCGCTTTACTGGCAAGCGACCCTGAGGGCTCGGCAAGACCGCGGCGGACCTCGCTACGCGTGGACGGCGACGGGAGACACCATCCCGCACGCCATCGCCAACGTCATCGACGAGGCCGGCGAGCATCGCATCGGCAGCAAGCCGCTCGTGCCCTTCGCCCCCAAGCTTGGCGGCAAGGAGTTCGACGAATGAGGCGCTGGAACGTCGCCAGACAGGGGCTCTCCGACCTCGTCGTCGTCGCCGATCGCATGACCATCACGGATGGCGGTGCGCTCATCTTCTGGCGTGGTCACGATGGGCAGTACGCCGACGCCATCCACGTGGCCTACGCCGACGGGCAGTGGAGGAGCGTGGAGGCCATCACGTGATTCCGCTCCGCGCTTGCGGTGGCAACGTGCTGCTCCGTCGCGTCTCGATGGACGTGCATCGCTCCTCGCTGCTCATCCTCGGCGGTCAGAGCAACAACGTGCTCCAGATGGGTGAGGTGGTGGGGCTCGGCGGGCGCTGGACGCAGAACCGCCCGTGGTTCCCGCCCGCGCCCACGCCGCACCGAGCGCCGCTCGATAACGGCAAGTGGGATCCCGACTGGAAGGCGCCCGACCTCACCTTTCGCGCTCGCCCGAAGCCCGCCCGCTTCGACGCCGGCCACGAGGAATGGCTCCGCGATCTGAAGGTTGGCGACCTGGTCATCTACATTCAGGCCCGCATCTACGACGTCTTTCAGCACGATGGCCAGGACATCATCGTCTACCCCGGCGACTGGATTCAGGCCGTCGTAGAGGACTCTACGCTCAGCGATCCTGCTCGCCGCCGCTACGAGAAGGACGACTACTCCGACCCGACGCCGCCCCGCAACCCGCATGGACCCGCGTGAGCCTCCCGCTCCTCGTTCGACCCCTCGATGCAAGTGAGAAGAACCTCGTGCTCGCGGCATGGAAGAAGTGGCTCAACACTGAGCGGTTCCGGACGGAGTGGGGCCGTGGCCTCGATGGGCGGAGCTTCTGGCTGCTCGTCAACCACGTCATCGATCGCATTACGCTCCCCTCGTCGTCCGTCTTCGTGGGGTGCACGGAGACCGAGCCGAAGACACCGCTGTGCTGGCTGGTGGCGCGCGAGGCGAAGGTGCTCTACGTCGATGCTCGGCACGAAGTGCTCAAGGACCGCGTCCTCTCCGCGGCGCTCGAGCGTGAGCTTCGTGCGAGGACCCAGTTCATGGGCCCCGTGACCTTCAACCCGTTCCAGGAATTGTCCCGATGATTCATCGCCGTCTCTCGCTCGTGTGCCTCGAAAGTCCCGTCAACGATCCCTCTGACCGCAGTATCCTCCCAATGAGCACCCTCATTGCCTCCGAGCAGTGGCTCCTCGAGGCCTCGTGGGATGGCGTGGCCATCGGTGACGTGCAGATCTTCCGCAACGCGAACGTCGGGCCCACCGGTCAGCCCATCGTCGAGGGCATGGGGCCAGAGTGGGAGTGGTGGGGTGCCGTTCCGCGTGGCAGGGTGAAGTCGTATCGGTTCGAGGATGGGGCGGGCATCAAACCTCTGACGGTAAAGAATGCCGAACCTCAAGCAAAACCTGTCGAAGCTCGCGCGCGCGGCACCGCCTGAGCCCCCTCGCACGACGGCCGAGATCCGGGATGCCGTCTCGCGCGGCATGCTGCATGGCCACGACGAGGTGGCTTTCTGCGTCGATGAGCTGAAGTTCGAGCCCGACCCGTGGCAGCAGCGGCTCCTCCGCTCGCGCGCGCGGAAGATCATCGTCAACGTCGCGCGCCAGCAGGGCAAGAGCACCACGGCGGCGGCGAAGGCGGTGCACAAGGCCATCTTCAGCCCGAAGAGTCTCATCCTCATCGTCGCCCCTGCCGTCCCGCAGGCGGGGGAGCTCCGTCGCAAGATCGACGAGCACCTGCGCCAGCTGAACCTCGAGGTGAAGACCGTTGCTGACAACAAGCGTGAGCTCGAGTTCGCCAACGGCTCACGCATTATCATCGTCGCCGCCGACGAGGACACGGTCCGCTCGTACACCGCGCACATGATCATCGAAGACGAAGCGGCCATGGTGCCCGACGTCGTCTACGAGGCGATGGAGCCGATGCTCCTCGTCACAGGCGGGCAGCACGTCCTCCTTGGCACACCGAAGGGGATGAAGAAGCACCACTTCGCAGATATCTGGCACGACGCGAACGAGGACAGTGGCTGGGATCGGTACCGCGTTGACGCATGGGAGAATCCACGCGTACCGCGTGAAGTCCTGCAGGCGCTGAAGGACGAAAAAGAACGGCTCGGCCGGCTCTGGTGGTTCCAGCAGGAATACGAGTGCAGCTTCGTCGCTGCCGCTCAGGGACTGGTTTACCCGTTCACCGCTGCCAAGAACGCGTGCCCACCCATCAAGCAAGACCCTCGCTTCTGGCAATACGTCCTCGGCATCGACTACGGCTTCAGCGACTCCACGGCCTACGTAGTGCTCGGGTGGCAGAAGGACGATCCACACGTCTACGTCGTCGAGAGCCTGGAGAAGCGAGGCCTCCTCGCGCCCGAGGCGGCGGAGATCGCGCTCGCGCTCACGAATAAATACCCCTTCGCGCGAATGGTGGGCGACATGGGCGGCTTCGGTAAGGGCTACGTCGAGGAGGCGCGACGTCGCTTCAAGCTACCCATCATCGCGGCCGAGAAGAACAACAAGCGAGGCTACATCGAGCTGATGGCCTCGGACATGAAGGCCGGTCTCTTGAGGGTGTTCCCCGGCAATGATGGCCTCATCGATGAGTGGCAAAAACTGCCGTGGGATGAGGAGCGCGAGATGCCCGCCGATGGACACAAGGATCACCTCGCCGATGCTGCGCTGTACGCGTGGCGCGCCACATGTCACTTTCTCGAGGAGGTCCGCAAAGCGAAGCCTGCGAAGGGCACCACCGAGGCATACCAGGCCGAGGCCGATGAGCTGTTCGAGCGCCACATGCGCGAGTCGCAAAAGGAAGAGGGGACAGAATGGTGGGAGCAAAAGCAGGAAGAGCCCGAGCGAGTGCACGAGACGAGCTTTCTGAACTGATCGACCTTTGCCGTGAGCGTGGCGTCGTTCGGCTCGTCCATCAGGGCACGGAGATCGTGCTCGGCCCGCCGCCTCCGCCGAAGAGCGCCAAGGCCGAACCGACCGACGCGCAGCTTGCGCATCGACGCGATTACTACCAGAACATGCTCGGCCGGCCGGTGAGCATCAAGGAGCTGGAGCATCTGCCGTGAGACCGAAGAAGTTTCGGATCGGCTTCGACGCCATCCTGCGGGTGAACTGATGTCGCTCAAGAAGGCTCTACGCAACGCGCGACGCGCCTGCAATTACGAGATCGGCGAGCCTCCAAAGGAGGCCGAGGAGCAGCCCGAGTCGCCGAAGGCGCGCCCGCCGATTCCAAAGGATGGGAATTTGTGTCAAAACATTGGAGTGAAGCCGGCGGAGGAATGATGGCGACCAAGCGGCGGACCACCATCGAAGCCTCGAACGACAATACGCGGCGCTCGCGCTCGACGCTCACCCTGAGCGAGCAGTCGAACTACGGCTTTCGGTGGGAGACGTCGGACTTCGATGACGCGCACGAAGCGTTCACGCGATGGGTCGACCACGTGCGAGACCGCCCCGCGTACATCGATCGCTACAAGAAGAACCGCCTCCACGCTTCGCTGTACTCGAACCTGCCGCTCCTCGGCTTCGGAGTGAACCAGTACACGCGGAGCGCCATCAACCAGGGGCGTATCGCGCTGAACGCGACGCAGAACGCGATTGACTCGCTGTGCTCGAAGATTTGCGAGAACCGCCCGCGCCCGATGTTCACCACCATCGACGGCGATTACGAGCTCATCGAGAAAGCGGAAAACGCCGACCAGTACATCGACGGCCTCTTCGGCGAGATGGACTACTACACGGCGATCTACCCGGGGAAGGTGCTCGACGCGTGCATCTACGGCCTCGGCGTGACGAAGTGCCACGAGGTCGACGGCGAAGCCGTCATCGACCGCATTTTCCCCTGGGAGATGCTCATCGACGACCGAGAGGCGCTCCACGGTAAGCCCGTCCACTTCGGCGAGGGCAAGTATTACGACAAGCAGGAGTGCTTCGATCTGTGGCGGCGTGAAGGGCGCGGCGACAAGGAGTGGAACAAGGATCTCGAGCTCGCCATCGACTCGAAGGCTGCGAGCTCGGATGAGACCGATTTCGACCGCGACGAGTCGAGCGAGCAGATCAAGGTCTACGAGGGCTATGCGGTGCGCGGGAAGCGCGCAGGCAAGAAGATCGTTTGCATCCGCGGCAAGACCCTCCACTTCGAGGACTTCCACGACAAGGAGAGCCCCTACAACTTCCTCCGTCTCGAAGTCCCGCTCATGGGCCTCTACGGCATCGGCATCTGCGAGCGCGTCTCGACCATTCAGAGCGAGATCAACCGCCTGGTGCGCGACATCCAGATGGCCATGCATCTCATCGCTAAGCCGCACTGGATGGTGGAGTCGTCCTCCAACGTCAACACGGCATCGCTGAACAACGACATCGCGACGATCATCAAGTACACGGGCGCCGTTCCGCCCTCCGTCTACACGCCACAATCGATGTCGAGCGAGGTGTTCGAGCACCTGCAATACCTGGTGCGCACGCTCTACGAGATCACCGGTATCTCGCAGCTCTCTGCGCAGTCGCAGAAGCCAGCGGGACTCGATTCCGCCGTTGCGCTCCGGACGTACCTCAACGTCGAGACGAAGCGCTTCGGGAATTTCCTCCGGAACGCCAACGACTCCGCGGCTGCGGACGCCTTCAAGCTCGCGCGCGTCGTCGGCGGTCTCTCGGGACCGAAGAAGAAGGTGCTCGCCGGCACGTTCACGGAGGGTCGCAAGCAGCCGATGGTGTCGTGGGAGAAGCTCGACTTCGACACGATCCGCGTGCAGGTCTACCCGACCTCGAAGCTCCCCGACACGCCGGCCGGGCGTCGCGAGTATGCGCTCGAGCTGGCGCAGTACACGAAGGTTGGGACGGACGACATCTACGAGATGCTTGAGTGGGGCGATACCGAACGCTTTGCGCAGGATCGCCTCGCCGGGAAAAAGAACGTACGTCGCGACATCGCGCTCATGCGCAAGGGTCAGAAGGTCACGCGCGACGCCATCGGCGATCACGCGATGGCCTACGCGATGGTGAGCGACGCGTACGAGGCGGCGAAGCACGACAACCTCCCGAAGGAGCGGCTCGCATGCATCCGCGAGTACATCAAGCAGTGCTACCGCTACATGACGGGCAAGACGTGGAAGGCCGCGGGCCCCAACCCGCTGCCTGGTGAGCCCGATCCGAGCGCTCCGCCGCCGATGCCTGCCGGACCACCGATGGGCGGTCCGATGCCGATGCTTCCCCCTGGTGCTCCGCCTCCTCCGCCCGCGCCGATGGCCAATGGCGGTCTCCCCTTGCCCCCACAGGCCGCATGAACGCTGCTCCCACCGTCTCGCTCACCACGATTCCCTCCTCCGAGGGCGCTTCGGCGCCTGAAGCTCCGTCCGAGACCTCAGCGGCGCCCGCTGCCCCCCCGGCAGGTACCCCAGAAGCTTCGGTCGGGGCTTCAGCTGTCGAAACGTCCTCGCACGAGGACGAAATCGCGAAGCGGCTCGAAGGAATTTCGCGTCGCGAGGCGAAAGCACGCCGCGAGGAGACCGCGCGCCACGAGCGGGAAGCAGCTTTTGCCGCGAAGGAGAAGCAGATCGAGGAAAAGCTCGCGAAGCTCGACGCTGCGCTGTCTGATCCGGTGCAATACCTGCTCGATGAGGGGAAAGACCCCGTCGAAGTAGCGCGCAGGTTCTCGAAACCAGAATCCGAAGAGGAAAAACGCATCCGCAAGCTGGAAGAGCGTTTGAAAGCGCAGGACGAGCGCGAAGAAACAGCGAAAGAAGAGGCGAAGTGGCGCCGAGAAGAGGCCGCGAATCACCAGATCCTTCGGCAGTTCGTGTCCGAGATCAATGAGGACAATTCTCCAAACCTCGTCGCGCTCTATCAGCCTCGAGAGATCAAGGGACTCGTCTCGGAGCTCCTCAATCGACGCTTGGACTCGGGTGAGACCGTCCTTCAGTCCTTCAATCACGTACATGGACGCAACCCGACCAATGCGGAGGTCCGCGAAAGTCTTGAGGCGGAAGCTTTGATCCGTGCTACCAAGATCCTCGAAGGGCAAAAGCGCCGCGAGGCGCCCCCGGCAGGAGCGCCGCAAGCTCCCGTCCCTGCGCAATCGGGACCCAAAGGCATCTCGAACAAACACGCTTCGGCGAGTGCCCCCAGCGCAACGCGCAAACCCTCCTACGCGGAGCGGCGCGCGAAGGCGATGCGGGACCTGACCGAGCGTCTCGAGGCCGAGGCGGCGACGCGCGAATAGCCCTATGCGTTCTCCATCGTTGCCCCGGCTCCCCACAGGAGACCCATGGGTGCAGCGACCCCGACAACGCACGACGCGATCATCAAGCACATGTACCCGGACCCCAACGACGTGTTGGTGGCCATGTACGAAAACAACACCGCGTTCGCGATGCTCAAGAAGAGCTTCGACGGATACGGCAAGAGCTGGCACATGCCGGTGCGCATCGCGCACACCGCGGGCCGCTCCCACTCCTTCGCGAAGGCGAAGGCGAACAAGAACGCGAGCGCGGTCGTCGAGTACCAGATCTCGATCACCGACAACTACTCGCTCTACTCCGTCGACGGTCGCCTCCAGCGCCAGACGGCGAACAGCAAGGGCGCGTTCGTCGAGGCCTTCGAGTTCGAGCTCGACAGCGCCATGGACGCGATGAAGCGGAACATGGGCTACGAGCCGTACCTCAACGGCGGCGGTGCCATCGGTCAGATCTCCGCCAGCTCAAACGTCGCGACAGCGACGATCACGCTCGCCAACATCAACGACATCGTCAAGTTCGAGAAGAACCAGCCGCTCGTCACATCGCTCACCGATGGAACAACCGGAGCGGTGAAGCTCGGCCAGGTCACGGTGAAGGCCATCGATCGCGACCTCGGCACCATCACCGTCGACCAGGCCTCGTGGGATGATCCCGCGGGCATCCCGACCGTCGCGGCCGGTGACTTCATCTTCACTGCGGGCGACTTCGGCCTCGGTATCAAAGGCTTCGATGCCTGGATCCCGGCGAGCGCGCCCACGCCCGGCGACAACTTCTTCCTGCTCGATCGCTCCGTCGATCCCGTGCGCCTCGCCGGCTCGCGGCTCGACCTTCGGACGCTCGGCCCGGAGGAGCAGATCCAGAAGATGTGCCAGGTCTCCGTCCGCAACGGTGGCAAGCTCTCGCACATCTTCGACAACGACCTCGACTTCCTGGCGCTCATCCTTGCGCTCGGCAGCCGCCGGGTCGTCGTCAACACGGAGGTCGACGCGGTCGTCGGCTTCGAGGGCGTCAAGGTCGCCACGGGTGTCGGCACCGTCGAGGTGTACTCCGACTACAACGCGACGCAGGGCATCAGCTACGGCGTCGACCTCGACAAGTGGGAGCTGAAGGGGCCTGGTCAGTTCCCGTTCATCGACGCGCGCGACGGCAACAAGATCCTCCGCGAGGACTCCGCCGACGCGTACGAGGGACGCATCATCGCCTACTACCAGATGATCTCGAAGAAGGTTGCGGGCTCGGTCCGCGGGAGGCTCACGTGACACTCGCAGATGACACTCTGGTCGTAAAAGACCTTCTCGCAGCGATGTTCGAGTCGGCGCTCGGCAAAACCGGCACCGGCGATCCCAACGCCCGCGCCGAAGCCGTCATCGCTGGCTTCTTCCCCGGCGCCTTCTCCGGCGTCGTGCTCACCAAACAATTCACACTCAATGCGAACTCGTACGCGGCGGGCCAGGGCACCGGCGCCGATACCAACGGCACGGCGCGCAGGTACCACCTCGGAACGGCGCTCCCCGCGGGCGCCATCGTCATCGGCCACATGATCCATGTGGTCACGGCGAACACCGTCAACACGACGCTATCAGCAGCCATCGGAACGATCACGCCCACCGACGACTTCGACACGATGGTCACCGCGCAAGATCTCCAGGCGACAGCCGGCTACTACGCCGGTACGCTCGGCGATGCCCCCGACTCCTCGACGCTCAACGGACAGCAGTTCTATGGCGGCGGTCAGCTCACGATCACGGTGACCCCAGACAACGGCTCGAAGGTCAGCGCGGCTGACGGCTCCGCAGTGGTCTCTGTCTTCTACATGGACGCGACATGAGCCGCCGTAGCTGGAATTCGGTGGCGCACTTCGCGTCGCCGGGCCTTGTCGTCGGGGCCTTCGGATTCATCACGACCAACATCGGGACCAACCCGGACCTGACGTTGGTGTGGGGAATGGGTGGACAGACGGGGCCCGACAAGGCCCCTGGTGCCGCCAACTCAGGGCCCGCCTTCGTGAAGTCGATCGTAAAGACGGCCAACAACGGCGAGTTCCTCGTCACGCTTCAGGACGGCTACCGCGGCCTCTGGCATGCGGGAGGGACGCTCTATTCGACCTCGGCCGGCCCTGGCCTCGCCGACACGCTCGACATCTCCGCGCCGCTCAACGAGGGCTCGGGGCATGAGACACCGATCACCTTCCTGGTGACGACCATGCTTGATGCCGATACACCGACCGAGACGTCTGGTCGTCGCGTCTCGGTCTTTCTTGTCCTCAAGGACTCGGCGAGTGGCAGCTAAGAAGGGCGCTCTGATTGCGCTCCTCGGTCTTGGCGGTGGGAAGGCTTCCTCCCCCGCTGAGCCCGAGGACGGCGCCAGGTACTCGAAAGGCGAGGAGCCTGACGAGGATGACATGGGCGACGACTACGACGCCGACTTCGCCTCGTTCGCCGACGCTGCTGGCATCCCGTCGGCGAAGCGTGCGAGCGCGGAGGCGGCGCTCAAACGGTTCGTGATGAGTTGCAAGGAAGCACCGACGGAGGAGTGATCGATGGCGCGCGAACGGACGGCTGAGGACATCGTCGCCGACGTTCGCCAGCGCGCGAACCTCGAGCACTCCGACTTCGTCACGGACGAGGAGATCCTCGAGTATTTCAACCAGGAGTGGGCGGAGATCCGCGGGCGCCTCCGCTTGAACGAGGGGCAGGTCCACGAGGTCAGGTCAGTGGATATCGCCGTCAAGGCCGGCACCGAGGCCTACGATCTCCCCAAGGACTTCTGGGAGCTACTCAGCGCGAACACCAAGATCGGCGGCAGGCCCCGCACGCTCGAGCCGTTCATGGAGAACGAGCGTGCGGACCTTCTCGCCGGCCCGTTCTACTCGACGGTGCTCTCGCCGATGTACCGCTTGATGGGTAATCAGATCGAGTTCCTGCCGCCCACGCAGGACTTCATCGCCACCCTTCGCTATGCCCCGCGCACCGGCCGACTTCGGCTTGGCCAAGTCCCGCCGGATGTCCTCGACGGGTACA